TCTACAAACCATTCTCAGTAATTTTTGCGGGTATGAACAAATTGTAGATTGGATGCCAGGCGGAAGCGGCCCACCAATCAATCATGACGTGCCACACTTGCCAAAGACTTCAGAATTAGGAACAGTTGAATGCGATCTAATAACTCAACACCAACCCGACATTTTTTTTGTGTATAGAAAAGATTGGTGGGAGTGGGTTGTTAGCAATCTGGTTGCTAACAACATTGGGTATTTTCATTATGATAATGTACCAGATCTGTCAAATATACCGTTGTTGCATATTACCCAAAACGATATTGAGAAGCAGGTCAAGATTGTAAAGTATGCATTTAATAATCTTTGTTATTTGGCCAGTAGATTTAGCAACATAAATTTTTATGTATTTGAATACAGCGAGTTAATTACGCACCAATCCTTAACTGATCACAAAAAAATCAACTATAACAAAAAAGACCTTTTTAAAAATTATAATGAAATGAAGGAAATGTTCGACCAAGAATACAAGGATATGTTATGCACGTGGTCTACTAGATGTCTAAATCATCTTGCAAAAATGGAGTGTAAATTTCCAAAAACGTTCAACCCTCTACAAAAAGTAGAAGCCCATGTCTAATCTATTTCGTAAAGTTGCCATCTGTACCGACATACATTGGGGACTAAAAAGCAACAGCCTAGTTCACAATCGAGATTGTGAAGCATTTGTTGATTGGTTTATTGCCACTGCCAAGGAGCAAGGTTGCGAAACCGGCATGTTCCTAGGCGACTGGCACAATCATCGTGCGTCAATTAATTTACAGACCTTGCAGTTTAGCCTGCAGGCACTGGAAAAATTGAGTGCGGCCTTTGACCAGTTCTATTTTATTCCGGGCAATCACGATCTGTATTATCGAGACAAGCGAGACATACACGGAGCCGAATGGGCCCGGCACCTGCCCAATATTGTGATTGTGAATGACTGGTTCCAAAAGAGCGATGTCATTATTGCTCCTTGGCTGGTCGGAGATGATCACAAGCGCATACCCAAGATGTCAGCCAAGTACATGTTTGGGCATTTTGAATTGCCGCATTTTAAAATGAATGCCATGGTAGAGATGCCAGACCACGGTGAGATCCGTGTGGATGCGTTTGGTGGAATTGAAACGGTATATTCCGGACACTTTCACCTAAGACAAAGCAAGAAAAACGTGAACTACATTGGAAACTGTTTTCCACACAACTTTGCCGATGCTGGCGATAGTGCCCGTGGCATGATGGTCAAGGAGTGGGGACAGGCCGATCAGTATTTTAGCTGGCCCGGTCAGCCCTTGTACCGTGTGATGAAATTGAGCAAGGTGATCGATAGTGCCCCAGATTTGTTAGCTGCCAACATGCATGTGCGTGTGGAACTGGACATAGACATCAGCTACGAAGAAGCCAACTTTATCAAGGACACATTTGTAAAAGATTACCGTTTACGAGAGATGGCCCTGATACCAGTCAAGAGCACAGCAGTGGATACTGACATGGCACCGGGAGAAATCAAGTTTGAAAGCGTAGATCAGATTGTTACAGATCAACTTACTAATATTGAAAGTGAATTCTACGATCCAAAATTACTGTTAAAAATATATCAAAATCTATGATCCAAATAAAAAATCTCACAGTACGAAACTTCATGAGCGTGGGTGCAGCCACACAAGGCATTGACTTTGATCGACGTGACCTAACTTTGGTCTTGGGCGAAAATCTAGACCTTGGTGGAGACGGATCCAGAAACGGCACAGGCAAGACCACAATCATCAATGCTCTCAGTTATAGTCTGTATGGACAAGCACTCAGTAACATAAGAAAAGACAATCTAGTAAACAAGACCAACGGCAAGAACATGCTGGTCAGTTTGGATTTTGTTGTAGGCCCACAACAGTACAGGATCGAGCGTGGTCGTAAGCCCAACGTGTTGAGATTCTTTGTGAACAACCAAGAACAGGCGGCCACAGACAATGCACAAGGCGACAGTAGAGAAACACAAGAAGCCATAGAACAGACACTAGGCCTAAGCCACGACATGTTCAAACATATCCTGGCCTTGAACACCTACACAGAACCATTTCTAAGTCTCAAGGCCAATGACCAACGCACTATCATCGAACAGCTATTAGGTATTACCATGCTGAGTGAACGTGCGGATAGAATCAAGGAACTGAACCGACAGACCAAAGACGCAATCACGCAAGAAGAATTCCGCATCCGTGCTGTACAAGATGCCAACGGAAGAATTGAAGAGCAGATCACAGCCTTAAAGCGTAGACAGACCTTATGGACGACTAAACATGCACAAGATATACAGGAACTTGAGAAAGCCCTTGCGGCGTTACAACAAATTGACATTGACGCCGAGATCGCGGCCCACAAAGAACACAAGACGTGGGATCAAAAACGCAAAGACATCAATGAACTGGCTGGCCAGATTAGCCGAACAAAACTTGATATTGGTCGCGAAGAGAAGTCGATTTCCAAACTATCCAAAGAAATCCAAACTCTTGAAAACCATGAATGTCACACGTGCGGACAGGCCTTCCATGACACTAAGCACGAACAAGTGGTGGCAGCAAAGCAGACGGATCTGGATTCAGCAAGAGCGGCGTGCCAGGAATATACACAGCTCTTATCAGAACTCGAGGCTACCCACACCGCCCTGGGCGTGTTAGGCCGGCCACCGCAGATGTTTTACGATTGTGAAGAGGATGCTATCAAACATCGTAGCACACTTGACAATTTGCAACAACAAATAGACAGCAAGCGGGTTGAAACTGATCCGTATTCTGAACAGATTGAAGAAATGGCCTCACAGGCCTTACAGACTGTGACCTACGATGTGTTAAATGAACTTACTCGACTACAAGAACATCAAGACTTCTTGCTCAAGCTGTTGACCAGCAAGGATAGTTTTATCCGTAAAAAAATCATTGAACAGAATCTTGGCTATCTCAATGCCAGACTTACCTACTACCTGGATAGAATTGGCCTGCCACATACTGTGGTGTTCCAGAATGATCTTACTGTCAGTATCGAAGAGCTGGGCCGTGAGCTGGACTTTGACAATCTCAGCCGTGGTGAACGTAATCGATTGATCTTAAGCATGAGTTGGGCCTTCCGCGACGTGTATGAAAGTCTCTATCAACCGATCAATGTGTTGTTCATCGATGAAATGATTGATAGTGGCCTAGACACACAAGGTGTAGAAAGCAGTTTGGCCTTGCTGAAACAGATGAGTCGCGAACGTCACAAGAGTATTTGGCTTGTGAGTCATAGAGATGAACTGGCTGGACGTGTGGAGAATATCCTGCGTGTGGTCAAAGAAAAAGGCTACACCAGTTACAGCACAGATGTGGAGAGTGCGTGAGTCTAGCAACTTGGCATTTTCATATTGAAATTTCAAGCAAGTGTACCTTGCGTTGTCCTCGCTGTGCTCGCCAGGAAGTGCCAGACAGTTTGATTAATACTGAATTAGATTTGGAATTTTTTAAACGCAACTTTACACCAGAATTTATTATTGGCAATGTGGAAAAGATTACCTTCTGCGGCGACGACGGGGATCCTATATATGCGCACGATTTAATTTCAGTCGTACGCTATATTAAGAATATCAAATCTGTTGAGATAGTTATTGTTACCAACGGCAGTCATAAAAAACCAGAATGGTGGGCAGAGTTGGGTGCTGTGTTGACAGAAAAAGACACTGTGCATTTTAGTGTTGATGGATGGGACCATGCCAGTAATAATCTATATCGTGTAAATTCTGACTTTGACAGTATTGTCAACGGTATCCAAAAATTGAGATCTGTGTCTGAATGTCGGCTAGTTTGTGCCGCTATTGCATTTAAATTCAATGAACAACAGTTAGACCAGATAAAAAATCATGCACAGGCATTAGACATGGATGTATTCCAACTTACTCGTAGCACAAAGTTTGGTTCAATTTATCCTGATTACGGAATAAATGATCCACTTGAACCCAAGAAACATTTTGTCAGTGGCTCTCATAGATTTGAAAGAGATGTTGTGCAATTGAATCATCTGAGACCTGATCATTTAATAAATGAAAAAAATATACAGCTTTACAAATCAGTAATCGAATCCAATGGCGTTCGTCCCTTGTGCGAAATTGGTAACAAAGGACTGTACATTGATGCTCGCGGGCGGTTGTTTCCGTGTTGCTGGGTGGCAAATCGTTACAGTCACAACAAAGAATGGCAGGAACTAGCAGAACAATTTAATCTGCATAATCGATCATTGTCAGAGGTTGTAACTGATGATTTTTGGGAGACAAAATTCAAAACATTTGGCTGGCAAGAGTGTCAGACTAAGTGTGCAGCAGATAGAGTCGATGAAAAATACGCAACCGAGTGGTGAAATGATAACTAATAGTCCATGGTATGGCTTTACGAACAAAAACCGATTGAACAACTGCCCGACGATTGTGTGGGGTTTGTATACCTGATCACAAACAACAGCACCGGTAGAAAATATATTGGTAAAAAACTAGCAAAATTTAGCAAGACAACGTATCGAGTAGTAAAATTAAAAAACGGCAACAAGAAACGCAAGAAAATCAGAAGCAAAATAGAATCAGACTGGCAACTATACTATGGAAGCAACACAGAACTCAACCAAGACATTGAGCGCCTGGGCGCAGATAACTTCACAAGAGAAATATTATTTTATTGCAACTCAAAGGCCACTTGCAGTTATATCGAAGCTAGAGAACAATTTAATCATAGAGTACTAGAGTCAGATGACTACTACAATGGACAGATAGTTTGCCGTATCCACGGTAGTCATATAAAAAACAAAATAGGATAAGATGACGTATCAAGTTACATTATTTGTGGGCGATGTTTGTGAATCTCTTAGTGAGGAAGCACTAGAACACGACCCAACTGCTTTTTTGATTAACCATTCTAACTATAAAAATTTTTTAATCTCAAACATAGATAGTGATATCACTGTTTATACCTCTCTAGGAGATTTGCCTAAGAATTTGGAAATTTTTTATAATATTGCTATGTTGGCTACAGAAATTGTGTACACTCCACCAAAAAAATGGGCGGACGGCTTGACTATCGATCCAGTTGATCCTACTATTTGTGTGCAAGGATTAACTGAAACACTGCTTCTGTTAATTTCAAATCAGCGGCCTGTAAAGAATATAGAGTTATGTTATTTTAATCCGGCCGTTAATCCCCTAGCCGATCTAAGAAAAATCAAGGATACACAATTATGGGTTGCTGGATGCAGTTTAACACACGGAATAGGAGTAGATAGTTCCCAAAGGTATGGTCAGCTTGTGGCCTGTAATCTTGACTTGCCGTGTAGTTTTTTAACCAGACCTGGCAGTTCGATTGCCTGGGCTGCTGATCAAATTTTAAGATCTGATATTGTATCTGGTGACATTGTTATCTGGGGAGTAACTGGCACAGAAAGAAGTAGTCAAATTTATCAAAACAAGTTGACCTTTACTAATATTGGATCGTATGTACCAGACCAACCTATTGAAAAACAGGCATTAGTAAAAACACTATTTGACGAAACCACATTTTACTCTCATTTATATGCTATAGAACAGGTAATTAACTACTGCCAAAAACAACAGGCAACACTGTTGT